ATTGAAGTCAGCTGATTGTAGACTGCCCTGTTTGAAGTAAAAGAAGAATCCGGACCGTTCTGATCCAAATCCCAAAGAGTCGTTTTGATACAGTACATTGAAAGCGCCATTGGGCTTGGGTGAAGGTTCGTACACATAATCACGTCCCACAGTGGTAGCACTCACTGCTTCAAATGGCATGTTGATGCCATCCACTGTGGCAGTGAATGGAATCACAGGAAGATAACCAGGCGTGATATTCAGTGTGTATTCTTGAGTGTCAACTCCAAGAATGTTTTGATCTGCACCAGGGCGTCCAAAACGCTGTGTGTCCACAAGTGCTGCGTTTAGAATAGCAATAAACTGTTCAAACCAATCACCGTTGGTTGGATCGTTCCAGTTCACTGTGATATTGCTGAGATTATTACCATTATAATCCAGCACATTTTCTGTGGTTGTGACTGAAGTGACTTTTAAAAAGCCTTCAGCTGGTGAATTTCTCTTGGCTGTGTAGCTAACAAGATTAGCCAGACGCACTACTGAATCTCGTCGTTCAGCTGTGTCAATGTAGTTTTCTCTAGCGTTTAGATCGGTTCTAAACGCCAGGCTTTGACCCATGAACGCCATGATATCTAAAAGAGCTATAAATTCAGAACTTTCAATATAATCATTAAAAGTTTCTGGATAGTACAGCCTCAGATAATCAACGAAGCTCTTGCGTAGTGTTTCAAAGTCGTAGCTTTGAAAGTCAGCCTCGCGGTAAGTCTGGAACAGTTGCTTCCAGTCTTCAACGCCAAATATCGCAGTTTGTCTAGTGGTTATCGCCATAATTTTTCAATTTTGGTATTTATTGGCGTATAAACCACGCGGTTAAATGTAGCTGGCCTGCCTGGTTTCTTGATCAAAAAATATAGCCAATCGCTCCACAGTGGTGCTTGGTACAAACTGTAATTGCATTTGAATCAGTATACCGTTTATCTGTGGAGAAACTTCAGTACCTACAATTTTAAGTCTTGGATCGCCGCCGGCCACACGCTGAATTTCGTTGATAATAGCAGTTTCGGTTTCTATAACCTGTGCCTCAAACAGGAAATCCCACAGTGCAGTGCCCACATCTGGCCTGCCAACAATTTCACCTTGACGAATGTTAAAAGCATTGATCAGATCCTGTTTGATCAATTCTTCGTCAACGAGAGTAAATTTTTTCCTTAGTCCCTGTGTGCTAAAACCTATGAATGTGGTCATATGTTATTCCTCAAATAGCATTGAATTCTTGCATACTTATGGTGTTGCGGCACTGACAGAAGGCTAACCATAATTTACCGGTGGCACCTTGCCAGACCCTATGAACTGTGTATAGGCTTGATTCAGTACAGTGCGATTCACAGTGTTTGTGGCACGAGGAGCTGCTTGCTGCCCTGACAGACTGTTAGGCACCTTGGTGTCCGTGAAGTTCACTGCCAGCTGACCGGACTTGGCTAGATTACTGATTGAATTCACTATATCTCCGGGTGCGCCACCTTTGGCCCATGCGGCAGTGAGACCAGCTCCTACTTTGCCAGCTGCTTGCACTAATGCTCCCACATCTGCACTGGGCAAGCCGTTGGGAATTACACCAGTTTTTGACAGTTGTGTGAACTGCGATTGCATGATGTCTGTTTGCACATTCAATTGTTTGCTTGGATCACCTAGCATACCGGTCAAACTGTTTATGCCCTGTTTGCCAGTCCATACCGTGGGAGATTTCAAAGCATCCTGAAGCGCACGGCTTTTGGCCACTTGATCAGGTGTGATGCTGCCACCCTGACTGTTGATTCTCGCAGCTTCATTGATGTCTGCTTGAGTAACTGTGCTGGGCTTACCAAATTGTTGTACAGTACCTGGTTTGAGATATCCACTGTTTTCCAGTAAAGCAGGCGATATGCCATACGTGCCAATGCCTTTGTCCACACTAAAAGCAGCGGATGCCTGTGAGGCTGATGCAGCAGACTGAGCTAACAAGCCCTGCACCTGTTTCCCATTCAATGGCCCTATGCCTGTGGTTTGAGTGGTTACGTTCACAAAGTCAGACACCTGCATGGGTTTGGCTACATTTGCACCAGTTAGTCTTGACAGTGTTGCTCCAGCTCCGCTAACAAGATTTGTCAGGGCGCCTTTCACTTGACTGGCTGCTGATACCAGCCCATTGCGCAGTTGTGAAAGAGCACTCACACTCTGTCCAGTGGTGAGATTTGTTAAACCACCAGTGTTGGCCTGTTGATCAAACACAGCTCTAGCCGCTGCCTCAGTGGTGCCTGGAGGTGCTATTACCTCAAACAACTGCCCAGCAAGATTAAAATTAAATTTACTCATTATTTCTTAGTAATAGTAAAGCCCTGAGGTACAGGTTGCGCAATTGGAGTTGGTACACCACCTTCGCCTAGCGTGACCGATACCTTTACACCTTGATTGTGATAGGGCCAGGGCTCATGTGCAGGAGCTCTAGTCACAATGCTTTCCAATTTGTTAGTTTCTACCTGCCATCCTTTTGATGCATCAAACTTGGTGTCATCCATGGTGTATTTGGTCATGGGCTTGACTGCTGTAACGTTTTCTGCCCCACCACCGTTAAGATCAATACGCCCGGCCTTGAGTTTCAATGCACCGCCGCCATCCCAACTGCCGTTGGCACTTTTCAGTGCTAGATTTCCATCAGCCAGCACGCCAATATTGGCCTTGGCATAGATTGTGGTGGCTTTGGCACTGTAAGTAGTAATAGTATCGTCACTTTCCAAGCCAAGATTCTTTTTGGCTTTCAATTGTAAATTGCGTCCAGCAAAAATATTCACATCCTGATCAGCGTGTAGATTGATGTCGCCATTGGTGCGTACATTAACTGAGTTGGTACTAAACACATCCACAGTGCCTTCTACACCAAACTCAATCCATGATTGACCATTAGCATGAATAATATAGAAAAAGTTCCCGTCATCGCTCATGGTAATCTGATGACCTTTACTGGTTCTCAAGCGTACCATGGAATTGTTGTTTTCCAAGTCACCGTCGTCCATGACAAAGGTGTGTCCTCCCTGGCGAGCAATCACTGCTACATCAAGTGGGGACAATGTGCCTGCTAATAAATCTTTGCGAATTTGATTTGGCTGTGCACCACTTTGATATACTGGTCTTCCTGGCGTACTGATACCATACACATAGCTGGGGCTTTCGCGTTGTGAACTAGATGATATTGGCCCACGTTCAAGATCGTTTAATAATCCTTGCTGAAGCAAACTGGCTGCTGCCACAGCGTGCACCGGCTTTGGCAAATCAAAAAACTGCGGATCACTGATCACTTGATTGTCTTTGGCATTGATTTCTGTTACAGGAGTGGCAGGAGCCTGTTCTAGATAGGTCTGCTGAGTTTGATTGCCAGGAATAAACTGTCCTCTAGGTGCACTGCCCACAGCAGGTATCATGTGATTAACACCAGGGTCAGGTACACAGCCCACATAATATCCCTGCGAAGGGTCACCTTCAACAAAGTAACACAGTACCCGAACACCAATATCAGGTGGCGTAAACCACATGCCATAGCTGTGTGGGTTGCCTGTCCATGAGCCAAGACCCGCAGTGCCTCCTGGAGGCTTTTGTGTGGTTCCATAAAAGGGCGGAAGGTACTTCACAGTGCGCCAAAGATTAACATTGGTCTTGTCGCCACCACCAAAGGCCTCAATATACACTTGAAGTCGTCCAGACCGAATACTGTCAATATTGTTCATGACTTCACCTATGAAGGGACCTGACTCGGCGGGCACGCCGCCACGATCTAGTTTGTAGCCCTTGGGTCTGCCTGAGGTTGTGTATACATTATCTGCCATTGTTCGCCTTTATTGTCTTCCTCTGATGCCTGGAGTAGTGGTTTGCACTCTAGGGGGTCCGCCTGGTTGATTTCTCAGTGAATAGGCGGTTGCAAAATCTGTGCCGGTGTTTCTAGCTTTTACTGGTGGAATAGTTACTCTATTGTCATTAAGAGGGAATCCAGAAGCGCCAGTGCCGGTTTTGACCTGTTTTCTCAGTGTACCTTGTCTTGTGACTTGACGGGTCACAGGCTGGGCACCAGATCTGGCTCCTGATGCGGCTGGTTGATTGGTTTGGCCACCTGACAGTGGGAACGTTTGACTAGACCCAGCTGGTAGTGGCCCACTAGAACTACCGCCACCAAAACCTATTGAATTAGGATTGGTTCCGCCGGTGTAATATGAACTGGATACCCCGGTATTGGAATTAGCAGCACTGGAATTGATTCTAGTGTTTCTGCTTCGTGGAAATATGTACAGTCCACCGTCAAGAGTTTGTTCAAATCTGCCTTGCCTGAACTCATGTGTGCATCTGGTGGCATAGAACACATAACTTTGCAATCCTGCGCGACTGCGTGGATTAGCAGTATCACTATTGGTGGGACTGTATCTGTTGGGATTCATCAGTCCGTCGGTTTCAATATCATAGTCTACAGGCCTTTGCCACACTATTTCAAATAACACTTCTTGACTTTCAAAATTTATACCGCCGTCTGCATTGAATGCGGAAAAATTAAAAGTTCTAGGATCATTACCACGATATATTTCACCCTGCTGCATCCAAGCTGGATCACCTATCAACTTGACTTTGACCGTGCCAAGATCACTAGGACTGTAAAGATAGTCTGCTGCATTTGCCGCAGGTTCATTTGTGGCCTGGTCAGCACCTTGACTGCTTTGTCCGCTTCGCGGTTGATATACAAATCTAGGTATATCAGAGAGAGCACTGGTATACTCACCTTGCACAGTCTCTCCTGCACCGCTTATCACTGTGAGATAAAGATTGTCAAAACTCTGCTGATAATCTAACACTGCGGTGTTTTTTCCTGTGAACCAGTAGGGATAACTTTTGTGTACTCCTCTAAATCTGGTTCTTGGAAACCAGACACTGTTAATGCTCTTGACTTCGTATATGCTGACTAAAAATTTAAATTTGTAAGCATAATCGTTACGTTTGCGATCATACCCTTTGGGTTCGGCCTTCATAGAAATCTTAAACCAGGCAAAATTTTCAATTGGTGTGCCGTTGTCCTGTTCTTGTTGTGTTTCCTCATTGATAAACATCAACTGTTGATCTGTGATATAGCTACTGTTTCGTACCACCATTTCAATTGCTTGAATAATGCTTTGTCCAGCTGTGATACCAAAGTTACGATCTAGTGTGTAAACTTTGGCAGTTTCAGGCAACAGATCTCTTGGTGAACTTTTACTCATGGGAGTTTTGTCAATGGCCAGATCACCAGGTTTTTTCAAAGCTGCGTTGGCTATGCTTGGGTTGGCAAATTCAATTGAGAATTCATCTGCTATTTCATAAATTTGATCTTTTACCAACTGCTGCTGATATTGATTCATTGCGTTCATTAAACCACGACCAACATTGCTTGAGCCTGATGGACTGGCATTCATGTTTTGTGGAGTGGTATCACTGGTTCCAGGTGTTGCTGACACTACGCCAGCTCCTAGATTGCCCACGCCAATGGCCTTGAGCACATTGTTATTGGTGTTCTGATTGAATTCTCTGGCTGCGGTAACAGATGCACTGGGTCTAATGCTACCACCAAGAATTTCTTGCACAGTTTTGCCTGTGATTTCTGTATTATAAG